GTGGCAAGGATCCTACTAAAGTAGATCGTAGTGCTGCCTATATGGCTCGCTATCTAGCTAAAAACATTGTAGCCAGTGGCAAGGCCACACATGCTACAGTACAGTTGGCCTATGCTATCGGGGTAGAGCAACCAATGAGTGTGTATGTTGACAGTGATGGAAATAATTATGAATTAACAGCGTGGATAACTACTAATGTAGACCTAACCCCGCGTGGTATTATCAATAGATTTAAACTATTCCGTCCTATCTATAGTCAAACTACTAATTATGGACACTTTGGTAAGGATGGTTTACCATGGGAAGAGTTGGATTTATTTTAAGGATTAAGTATGATTGAAAAGAAACTATGGGATAGTATCGATGGCAGCATTCTAAAAGGTCTACCCAATGCGGCCAAAGGATACGAGCAACGTATAAGTGTTCCTGAATTTACATTTTTAGGTGGTGCTAACCAACCAGACTTTGGTGACGTAACTATTTGGTTCTATGGCAATAATAAGACTATTGAATTAAAAAGTCTTAAACAATATCTATTCCAATATCGCGATACTAGACTTAGTTACGAACGTGCATTAGATGTAATGTATAAAGATCTTAAGACTGTTTATGAGCCAGATCGTATACGTATAGAAATTGATTATCGCCCTCGTGGCGGTATAAGTAGTAAACTAACAGTTGATTCAGACTGGGGTCATCTAGGTGGCTCTGATCAATATTGGCAACACCACAAGGATTAATAATATGGATTTCAAGAATCTATTTAAAACTAAAGCACAAAAAGAAGCAGAAGCTCGTGAACTAGCAGAAGCACAGGCAAAACTTGAAGCTGAAAACGCTCTAAAGAAAGCCGAGGCTAAATCTAAAAAAGAATCTAAGAAAGCTGAAGAAGCTGCTAAAAAGAATGACCCCAAAGCTCTAGCAACTGCGGCTGGTGAGCCGTGGGTAAATGTATTAGGTATTGAAGTAGACCCAGAAAATCCAGGCGCAGGTGCATTTGAATTGGATTGGAACGATGTCTTTGTAGCACGTTTAATTAAAAGTGGTTATCAAGGTAAAACAGATGCAGACGTAGTGGATAATTGGTTCCAAGATGTTTGCCGTCATGTAGTTATGGAAACATATCAACAAGAGCAAGCAGATCCAGATAAACGCAACAATGTACAACCAATACAACGTAAAGATATCGGCGGCGGCAAAGCAGAATTTAGTTAATATTGTAATCACATTAAATACTATGCAGGTACAATTTTTATGAAAGGTCATATTATGAAATTAATCTTAGCAGTATTATTATTAGGTAGTTGTATTACAGCAAATGCCAATCAAGCATTGGCACAGAAAAGTGGTTGTTTAGCTTGTCACGCAGTTGATAAAAAAATATTAGGTCCAGCGTATCGAGATGTTGCTGCCAAATATAAAGGTCAAGCTGACGCAGAGGCTAAACTTGTAGCCAAGGTTAAGAAAGGTGGTAGTGGAGTATGGGGTCCTATCCCAATGCCGCCAATGAGTCCACAGATCAAAGACGAGGATATTAAAACGCTCGTTAAATGGGTGTTAGCACAGTAATCCAATAAAAGGCATAGAAATATGCCTTTTCTCTTGACTTTATCATCAAACGAAAGTATAATTACTACATGAGATATCTATTAGTAGACACAGCAAATACATTTTTCCGTGCTAGACATAGCGCACATAGACAAAGCGATACTTGGGATAAGTTAGGCTTTGCTATACACGTTACACTGGCATCAATCAATAAAGCATGGCGCGATCAACGTGCTGATCATGTTATTATCTGCTTAGAAGGACGTAGCTGGCGCAAAGACTTTTATACTCCGTATAAAGCCAATCGTGCAGTAGCACGTGCTGCCCTTACTGAAAAAGAACAAGAAGAAGATCAGTTGTTCTGGGAAGCCTTTGATGCACTTAAAGTATTCATTAATGAGCGTACAAACTGCACTGTATTACAGCACGGTGAACTAGAAGCTGACGATCTTATTGCAGGCTTTATACAAGCACATCCACAAGATCATCACACTATTATCAGCAGTGATACTGACTTTTATCAATTACTAGCAGAAAACGTTAATCAATATAACGGCATTGCAGATGAATTACATACCATCACTGGTATATTTGATAAAAAAGGCAAGCCTGTCTTAGACAAAAAGACTAAAGAGCCTAAGAAAATCCCAGACCCTAAGTTTATCTTGTTTGAAAAATGTATGCGTGGTGATCCTACAGATAATATCTTTAGTGCTTATCCTGGTGTACGCACTAAAGGCACTAAGAACAAAGTTGGGTTAGAAGAAGCGTTTGGCGATAAAGATCGTCAAGGTTATGCTTGGAATAATCTAATGTTACAACGCTGGACCGATCACAATGGTATCGAGCATCGTGTGTTAGATGACTATAATCGTAATGTACAACTAGTAGACTTAACAGCACAACCTGCAGATATCAAAGATAAGATCTTTGATTGTATTAAAGAGAATGCACAGCTTAAAACACGAGGCAACGTTGGGGCATACTTTCTTAAATTCTGTGGTAAGTACGACCTAGTTAAATTAAGTGATAATGCACAGCATATGAGCGAATGGATGCGAGCACCATATCCAGAACAATAAACTACAATGTTTAATCTAAAAACGGTTGACATTTTGGTTAACTTCATGTATAATAGCACTTATCAAAATTAAGAAAGACAACTATTATGGTTTATCATTGTTTAAATTGTGGTGCTGATTTACCATCTGGAGATCGGATGCATATTTGCCCTGCTTGTCGACAAATTGCTGCTATAAACAAAGCTAGTGATACTGCCTCCTCAAGCAGAGGAGGTGGTGGCTATTCTTCATCAGGTAGTAGCAGTCGTAGCTATTCTTCTTCAGGTGATTTTAGCGATATGAGTGCTTGGTTTATCTTATCAGCATTTCTTATATTTGATGCGTATCATCATTTTGCTATTTTAAAGTTTGTTTGGTTTATGGCTAAAGTTAGTGTGTATTTGTTTTGTTTAGGTTTCTTTTGGGCATCACCTGCAAGTTTTGGCATTGGATCATAATTGATAGATAAAAATCAGAAGTTTTTGGCATTAGATTTAGAACTTAACCAACCGAGTGGTAAGATCATTCAGGTTGGCATAGCCATTGGTAAAGCAGATGATCGCTTTGAAAACTATTTTACTAAGAAATGGTATATAAATCCAAACGAACCAATTGACCAATTTATTATTGACCTAACAGGTATTACAGATAGCGATATTAGTGCTAACTGTGTTAGCCACGAAACTGTGGCCAGAGAGTTAGGCGCACTGATCAAAGAACACAACTGTTTTGTCAATCCTGTTACTTGGGGCGGTGGCGATAGCGTAGAACTACTAGCAGAGTTTAGTAAGCAGTGCGTAGACTTTCCGCATTTTGGTCGTCGATGGATTGATACTAAAACATTCTACACTCTACTGATGTTTGCCAAAGGAAAGAAGCCAAGTGGTGGGTTAGCTAGTGCTATGGGCTACTTCAAATTACACTTCAAAGGTGATGCACACAGAGCAGACGTCGATGCGGCCAATACCCTAGCATTGTTTTTTAAGCTAATTGATCGCCAACGAAAAATGGAACATCTAGCCGAAGATGCAAAAAGTATTTAAAATTTTAGTTTTGCTACTGTCTATTAGTTTAATGGGTTGTGCTACTCCGGAAATAACCAAACTCAGCGAACAAGACTATAAAGTCGTAGGTAAACTTCATAAAGAAGAATACGATGAAATAATCACCATAGTCAAGCAACACCCTGGCCAACCGTTGAATTTTTATGTTACATCGATTGGCGGCACTAGTGAAGATTTGTTAGATGCTATGGACACTGTACATGCGCACGGTTTGGTCAATTGGTATGCTGTGGACTACTGCGACAGTGCCTGTGCTATTATGGCCTTGGCTACACATCATGCCTACGGTGAGTTTAAACTACATTCATTTTATTCTCGTAGTCATCACCAAGTACTTGCGGCACCCACGTACAACGAACGTATATTAAAAAAATTAAACTCATATGGATATGATACTGATCGTATACATCATATGTTTGACAGTGTAGAACATTTATGGCCAATAATTATTGAAGATGGTAAAATAATTAATTGACTTTACAGAAAAACCTAAATATAATAGTAAAATAGACAAGGAAAAAACATGGCACACGTAATTGATAAAACATTTGAATTCTGTTATGGACACAGAGTACACACACAAAAACTAAATGGTGAATATGCGGCAGACTTAAAGTGTGCCTGTCGTCATCTACATGGACACGAAGGTAAGATGCAGGTGTTCTTAAAAAGTCCAACTGGCCAGTTAGATCCAACTGGCATGGTCACAGACTTCCGTCATTTGGAATGGTTAAAGAAATGGATTAATGAATATATTGATCATCAGTTTATGCTAGATGTCAATGATCCGTTATTTGGGCAATTAATTGGCCCTCGCACAATGATTCCAGTATACATTCCAGAAACAGATCAGTACGCTGGTAGCATTTTGGATTTAACTGACTTAGAACCAAACACTCCAGAATATGAATACTTCGAAGGTTTCTTTATTGTGGACTTTGTTCCTACTAGTGAAAACTTATCGAGCTGGATGGCAGAGTTAGTTGATGCTAAGATGAAAAAATTAAATGTAACAGTGGATCGTATTGACTGGTGGGAAACTCCTAAGTCACGCAGTACGTTTATCAAAGGCTAATTGTGAACGAGCGATTTAAACAACTTGCTGAGCAGGCTGGTATGACACGTATTCTAGATGAACATGCTCACGAATATGGAAACGGTATGTTAGAGAATACTCAATATCCAGAGTTGGGAAAGTTTGCTGAGTTGATTGTTCAAGATTGCATCGACATTCTTAGCCCATATACTGTGAACATGAATCGCATAGGCGAAGAGTACTTGCATCCTATTCAAGAGATTAAGAAAAATTTTGGAGTTAAACTATGACCCTAACAGTTTTTATTCTACTAGCATTATTTGGCATTAAGCATTTTATTGCTGATTTTGTTATGCAGTATGACTACATGCTCAGAGAGAAGGGTATCTATGGTGCAGAAGGCGGTATTCATCATTCAGCTGTGCATGCAGCATGGACGTTCTTAATTCTTGTGTTCTTTTGCCATAGTGCCAATGATGTTATTGTACTTGCTTTGGTAGATGGTATTATACACTACCACGTTGACTGGGCGAAACAACAACTAAATCGAGGTTTAACCTCAGCAGATCGTATGTTTTGGGTTTGGATGGGTGCCGATCAAGCTCTACACTATTTAACTTATATAGGAATCATTACCTATGCCGCAACAACTTGATAAAAAAGAATGTAAATTACACACATCCTGCCAGGATGCAGACACCTGTGGAGGGCCTATTGCCATGTTATTAGCTAAATCAATTATTAAGAATAAATGTTGGATTGTTGAACAAAACGGAGCCAAGATTGGTACTATTATGACTAATCCAAGTGGAGTAGTTTATCAACATGATCAACAGCGTGAACAGTTTAAAAATCTTAAACTTCTCAGTGATCGCTATAACATTATAGTTGAAAAAACAGCACCTAAAAAAGTAATTAGTCAAGCACACGAAGTCTACGGATATCCCTGTGAACACAAACCGCATAATGTTCTTTGGGATCTTAAGCATAAGTTACCAATCTTCACTAAGAGCCCAAAAAGTAAGAGTTTCTTTAGTGCAGGATATTACATTGTTAAATTTAACAACGGCTGGGTTAAGAGTTATTGCCCCAAGCTGATCACGCTTAATAGATACCCTTACGCAGGTCCTTACGATACATTTGAAGAAATGCAAGAGCGTTTACGCATTGCCAACGGAGCACTACATGGAACAACAATTAAGCCTGCATCTGAGGAAATTTAACGATCGTGTTAAGGTTTTAAATCAAACCAATAGTCGTGAGTTAGTATTAACAGCAGGCGAAGCACGCCAACTACAAGCCGACATCTTTGACCTACTTACACAAATTCAAGCACTTACAGAAGTTAAGTCAACAGAGCCCGAAGTTATTGCAGTTCAGGTAAAAGGTGCTGGTTTTTAATGTCTAGCAAGGTATTGGTTGTAGTATACGATCAAGACTTACCACAATTTGAATTAATGACCTACTGCTTAAATAAAAATTGGCAAGGGATCAAACATATCACGATAGTATATCAAGGTAATATATTGCCTGAGGTATCGACTATTAGTCAGGTAAATTTTACGCAAGAGTGGCAAGTAGATTTAGTTCCGTGTCTGCCTTATAAACAGTTTAGTGGTAACGATCTACAGCAACTAGATAAAATTTTTCAGAGTATCGACGAGTCTGTTCAAGATGTAATAGTATTTGATTGCAAAGATTTCTTATTAAAACCAATCGATGAAAGTTATTTTAAAAATAACAGCCATTATCGAATTACCAAAATATCAGATCAATTTGACGAGTTTTACCTCGATGTACATACAGCAATGGGCACTACTAAATCTAAAATTAATGCAATTTTGAATATAACCCCGTGGATATGGAACGTAGAACAATTAAAAAAATATTGGGAGTATGTTGTTGGCAAATATCCCAATGATTTATCTGCATGGACTAAATTTTATCCATGTAGCGAAATAGCCAGTTATTATTACTACACGCAGGAGATAGATCAAACGCCTGTGGTAAAATTCGATGACAATATGTTTATGCCCACTGGTGGTATATGGGATCATGATGCCCTAACAGATATTTTGCAAGTTGTTGAAAATTTTGATCAATACGAATCTGCCGTATGGAAACACCATAGAAGAATAACTGATATAGATAAGACTGCTATAACAGCTATGCAATTACAAAAATACAGTATTCCATTGGAAATAATTAACAAATGGGTAGAAAATAAACATAATCTACGTAGTTAATTGGCATAAATATACTTGGAGAACGATATATTATGTCAAGACCTAAACCAACGGTTCTATTAGAACACGTAAACAAAAGTAATTATAAGAGTGATCAGATTCTTAACTCTGAAGGCATCTGGGCGGTGTTCTACGACCATCAACCCATTAACCTTAAAACACAGAACATGCTAGTAGCCTATCCTGGACCTAAATACAAAAAAGTATCATTTAGTAACCCCGGGCATGCTATTAATCTTGCCAAAAAACTCAATGTCTTATTTAAAAGCGATAAGTTCAGCGTAGTACTACTTAAAGCTGGCGATCAGATCTATCCCTAATTATGGTACGTAGTCCAGACA